GATATAATCTTCGTTCAGCCCGACCGTGGGATACGGCTTGCCTTCCGCGACCTCTTCAGCTTGGTCGCCGATGCCGCCGATACCGGGGATGCGTTCGCCGCTGAACTTGGTGTCAACGGTCTCGACCGCTTTCGAGAACTCGAATTCGTCGGCCTGATAGCCTTCCAGAACCTTGTTGATTACCAGTTGGCCGATGATGTTGGAGAAGGCCGACGTATCGACCGCATCCAAGGCTTCGGTCAAGAGCGCACTCTGGTTGCGCGGGTCGGCGAGCTTGATGAGTTCGCGGCCGTCTTCGATGCAGTTCTCAAAGGCATCGCGGAGCGAGACCTCTTTGGCGTCGATCTGCTTGCTGCGGAACGCCTCTTGCAGCGAGCCGTTGAGCGAGGCGACGTTGTCGGGGTTCCGGCCAGCCAGTTGATACTGCCGCCGCAAGTCTCGATAGAACGGTGTCCGGTACATCGTAAAGTGCCTCTGCTCTGTTCTCTGGAAAAGTGACGGTTGTTAGACCTGCAAAGCCGTAACGGGCAGCCGTTGAATGCGGCCCCAGAAATCCGAGACGACCAGCGTTTCGGCGTTCGTGCCGTTGATTCCCTTGACGCCGACGATGGCCTGCATGGCGACGGCCGACGTGTAGTCGAAGGTGTCCTTCCACATCAATGCGCCGTCGATGTAGTAGCGGGCTTCGCCCTGAGTCGTGCCGGCCAAGATGCCGGGGAAGAACTCGACGCGGTAGATATGCTCGTTAGCATCCGATGTGGCATTGGGAACCACGCCGGTCGCCGAAGCGCCCGGAGCAACGCCAACGCTCTTCTTGGTCAAATCGGTATCGACTTGCGTGGTGCCGATCGACGTGCAGGAGTGCCAGTTCTTTGTGCCGGTGAGCTTGTACAGCACCATGCCGCTGAAGTTGCTGACCGGAATGCCTGTCGTGTTGACGAGCGTGCCGGCAACCGTGGCGCTGGTCAGACCGAAGATGATGCCGGCCTTGTTGGTGTTGGCTTCGGTCCAACTCATCTGGGCCTGAATCACAACCGGCTGATTCTGGGCGAAGACAAACAGCTTGTTCGCCGTATAGGCATAGGCTTCATCGTTGGCGCCCGTATCGGTCACGAGCGACAGCTTGCCGCCGCCGGCCGCGTTGGCGGCAATCGTCAGCGTGCCGCTGTTGGTCTTGGATTGGTTAAGCAGCGTCGAACCGGCCAGCGTGTAAGCAACGCTGAATTCCTCGTGGAAGCCCGGATTACGCGAGCGCTTTTCATCCCAATCAATGTTTTGCGGAAGTTTGCTTGCCATGATCTCTTAGTTCCGTTGGCGAAACGTGGTGGAGTGAAAAGCGAGACTTAGTAGCGGGACGTGCTGAGGGATTCGACGAGTTCCTTAGCGTTGCGGGCCAAAGCAGGCTTGCCGCCGTTGGCGTCGAAGCCTTCGGTCATCGCCTCGTCGCGCGAGCGGGGGCGTTGGAGCTTGAGTTGCTCGGCGAGAATCTTCTGGCGTTCGATCAGCTTCTCTTGCCGTTTTGGATCGCTGTTGGCGAGTTCCTCGACGAGCAATTCGTCGCACAAGACGGCGGGCAGTTGAGCGGCTTCCAACAGCTTGCGGGCCGACTCTTTCCGCTTGAGCGATTCGAGTTCGGCCTTGGCGTCGGCAAGTTCCTTGTTCTGTTCGGTCACGGCGTTGTTCCCCTTCACAAGTTTGCGACGGAGTGCTTCGGTGCCGTCGTCATCGTCCTCTTCGTCGTCGCCACCCTCGTCCGCCAAAGCGGCGTCCATCTGGTCCTTCATCTTGGCGCGAGCGACGAGTAGCTTTTTGATCGTGGCAGCGGTCTCGGATGGATCGCTATCCGGGTCTTCGCAAAGCGCGGCAATCTTGGCGCAAATGCTGTCATGCATTGCTTGCTTCGGATCGGCCGGTTTCGCATCGGCGCCCATCGGATCGTCTTCCATTGCGGGCTTGGCAGGAGCAGGACCGTCCATCGAGGTGGGAATGTTGCTGTCGGGCATACGGGCTGCGCTCCCTGTTCCGGCGTCGTACTCGAACAAACTTCGGGTTGTGGCGGGGTCGGCTACGAGATCGACGGACACAACCGAACTGATTTTTTCAACGACGATTTGCTTGCCATCCATCCGCGTCTGGGCTTGGCAGTTGTGCGACAAGCCCACGTTCTCGGGCGCGTGTTCAGCATCCCAAGCGAGTTGCTCAGCAAGAGCGTGCTTGGGGTTGTAATGCAGATCGGCGACAAGTCCGCCGTCTTCGGCAACGCGGACGTTCTTCAGGCAACCGAGGCGGTCTTCGTAATCGCGCGGGGCTGTCGGTTCGCCGTCGGGATGGTTGACGTTGACCTTTTGGTTTTCGTAGAGACCGGAGGCCGACTTCACGGCTTCCGGCAAGTAGCGGCGACCGTTGCGAGAAACCAAACCCAAAACTTTGACGCCAGGAATGACGCCAGCTTCACGGTCAACCTTGAGAGTCGCCCCGCGATTGTCGGCGTATTCAAGGAAGCGAACGGCAGTCGGCGCACTGTTGGCAGTTCGCGCCTGCTCGGTCATTCGCTGCTTACGGCGCTTCTCGCGCCTAATCACAGTTGCCATGCTTTAAGATTCGCATGGCGCAGCCGCGAACACAGCGGCGAAGATACAGGGAGTGTATAGAAAGAAAGCCGCCCTGATTAACTTCAGGGCGGCTTTAACCGTGCCTCACCTTGCCATGCCCCGCCCCGCCAAGCGAAGCCTCGCCGGACCCCGCCAAGCCAGGCCGTTGGTTCAGGTGTTTGCGATGAGAAGAGACTCTAGCAACGCATGGAGTTTCTTGAGAGACTCGAAAAGGGCTTGGTCTTCGGTGTCAATCAAGTTCGCCTCGATCAATTCGATCAATTGGTTGGCATAAAAACTCTGGTTCATGCCCGACAGCTTGCTGTTAGCCTCGACCTGTCGCTTAGTCAATTCTTCGCCTGCCTTGTGTTGAATTGTTCGCTTGAGCGCAATCGGAGTTCCCTTTTCGACAGTAGCGATCCGTACAGTCGTAATGTGAACTAACTTATCAACAGTCACATTTAGGGCTTTCGCCACCGCTACATCATCAAGGCCTAATGCGCGGCCACGAGCCGCACAGCGTGCGAAGTCAACTGCCGTTAGCCTGCGACCATGCTGACTGTTGTAGGCCATAGCATCAGCGTAGAATTCCGCATCGTTTTTGTAAGTCTTCAAGATCGTGGCAATGTTTGAGTCCGGTCCGAAATGCCGCAAGTGAGCACGACGGCGGTGAAACCCATCCGCAAGCCGAAGCGTCTTCCGGCACGCTATTACTGGTGGAAGAACCACGCCGGCCTTGAGTGCCTCGATTAAACTGGCAACATGCGTTGAGTCCACGTCACCTCGCGGATAGAAGTCGAAATCTTCCACGAGCTTCGCTACTGGGACGGATTTGGTTGTCATAATCTTATTACTCCTGTTTTTCGGAAAACGAATAAACGAACCTTGCCTTGCATAGCCGGGCCTCTCCGCACCTCGCCGGTCCTCGCCCCGCCCAGAAATAATTTACTTCTTTAATTCGACGGAGAATCTTCCGAATGGCCCGCCACGTTCCGGCCGGAAGTCAAGATAGCCGACCGACGGTCCAGCGATCTTGAAGAACTCAAGCACAACATCGGCGTCGAGTACGTCGGTCTCAATGTCGAGTTCCACTTGGCAACCCCATCGCTCGAATCGCGGCCGAGAACGCACGACACCCTTGGTTTTGTTAAGGACCGTGCGCCGCGTGTCGATCGTGTAGTCCTTGTCGCTGAGCGGTTTTTTGGTCTTGGGATCGAACAAATAGACTCGCTCCGTTTCAAGCGGTAAGAACACATTGGACTTAATGACTCCGGGCGCACCTTGCTTGCCGAATTTGCGGCCCTTGGATGCGGAAACAATCGCAGACTTGAATCCAAACGCCGGGCCAAAGATTCGTCCTTCGTCATCGCGGTAAAGCAACGACCTCGCTTCCTCTTCAGGAGCGGGAATCTTCGGCACTTTGGCCGTCGCCTTACCCTCTGGCGGTTTCATCTTCGCCGGATTGTTCATGAGAATTGGTGACACGCCAGTAACTACAAACGCAAATCGCTTCAGCATACAGTCCTCCAATAGTAAAAGAGCCTTGCATTGCCCAGCCTTGCCAATCCGCGCCCGGCCTGACCGTTCGTTGCCGGACCACGCCTCGCCGTTATTCGATTAAAAGAACCTCGCCTTGCATTGCCGCACCCCGCCCCGCTTTGCCGTGCCCTGCCGTGCACCGCCATACCATGCATCGCCCCGCCGTGGAAAAAGCCTTCGGCACGGGCCACGCTTGGCTACCAACCGAGAGAAAGCACCGCGCCGAAAGGCCGTGTATTCGAGACGGTTGGTAGCCGATTGACAGAGCCTACACGAAAACGTGTCACCTAGTCAATGGTAATAAGCTATGCTTTTTTCATGTCCAAAGAGATGGCCGAAGTCCTGCGAGAAGCGATCCGCAAGAGCGGCCTATCGGCTCGTCAGCTTTGCGCTATGACGCGAGTGCCGCAGCAACGGATTAGCTCGTTTCTCTCCGGCAAAGACATGACGCTCCGCAACGCCCACAAGCTAGCCGACTATCTCGGCCTAGAGCTTCGCCCCAAGAAGCGCTAATCCGGCCGGGCCACTTTCTGAGAATGCCCGCAGCGGGGACAGTAGAATCGCGTGAAGCGTGGCAGGCTCGATCCGGCATACATCCGTGCGCCGTCATGGGGACAATGAATGTAAAGCGTGCCGAGTCGCTGACGCTTGTTCTGTTGCGGTCTGTCGAGCTTGTGGTCCATCCGGGCAATCATCCGTGACTCTTTCAACTATGCCGCGCCCTGCAAAAACCCGCCGGCACGAACCTGATTCAGTTGCGCCGCTCGCTTGGCAATCAGTTCGTCAACCGCTCGCTTGCGTGCCTCACGCTCCACTTGCGACTCGGCTTGCAGTTCGGCGGTTGACATCAGGTTGCCGGATTCGCCGTCGATAAAGTCGCTCCATTCCGGGTCGCGGTCTACGATGTCCAGCATGGCGCGATAGCGACCGCTGCCGACGGCGAGGCGGCGCTGCTGCTCGGTGGCTTGGTCGAACCAGTCGTCATAAGCAGACGGGTCGCTTACTTGTTCGTCTGCCGCGTTGCGGAAGTCGGCGGCTAGCGATTCGTCGTCTTCGATTTCTTCGGGTGGCTGCAAGACGAGAGTTAGCAAACAGCGGCAGTTAAAATCGTTTAGGGTATCGGGCAATTCTTCGCCGTCCCAAAGCGCTTCAGCATCTTCGGCACTCGCACTACTGATACCCGGAACCATGAACTTGCCTTGAAAGACTTGCCCGTGGTGGATGGCGTGATCCGGTCGCACATTTGCATCCAGTGTGGCGACATACTGAGCGCCATACTGCAAATCGCCTAATGCCGCGAATGAACGCCCCTGAGTCGCTAGGTTGACGCGATGGGCTTCCGTGCGAGCCATCCGTGCCGCATCGCTACCGGCCGCTTGAAACTGGTCGCGGATGTCTCGTGCTACGTCTTTCAAGTCCGCGCCTTGACTCAGCGACGTGGCGATCGTTGCGGCCATCTGCTCCGGGTTCACCCGCTGCCGGCTAATCATTCCTAATCGAGCCGGCCAGTTCACGTTTCCTGTCACTCCGCCGCCATAGATGATTTGTGAAAGCGTGTCCTTGTCCGGCGGCGGGAACACAACCTGCGAAACCAACTCTTCCCACTCGGCTGAGTTCATTGCTGGAATGACTGGCTCCGGTTTCTTGTTCTCGTCATCGGGCGAAGGCGCTGGAGCTGCGACAGCCGTAGGTGGCACAATCGGCGGAATCCCGAACCCGGCCAGCGGCATGTCGCCGGTGGCTTCGCGCAGTGGCAATCGTGGCTCGATCTTCCGCCACCACAACGGCGGCACCACGTCAATCAGCATCTCGGCCGTTTCCCGATGACTCCACTTGTGAACCTTCAAGAGTTCGTCGTAGATCGTGCGGGCCATCTCCTGCCAGAACGGTTCCGCCAGCTTCTTCACGCGGAAGTGGACCAGCGTGTAGCTGTCTTGTTCCGGCAACGCGGCAATGATGCGGCTCGCGTATTTCGATACGATACGTTGGCAGGCACGGGCCGCAGCGTCTTGCTTGTCGATTTCTTCGAGCGAGTGCTGATGCTGCTTGGCGTGCAGGCGGGCGGATACGGGATCGAGTTGGCGCGGCTTGGTGGGCATTCAGGCAACCAACTCCTGCGATACAGATTGCAAGAGTTGGTTGGCAAGCCAGAACCAATCGACCTCATCGGCGGTTACGTTTGCGCTATACGCTCCCAATTCTTCGACGAGCGGCAGCATGAGCCATTGCCGAAGTTGCACCGAAAACCTTTCGCGGCGATGCTGGTGTGGCCATTCTGTCGCTAGCGTCGCTTGTTTGCGCCATTCGACGTTAGCTGGCAAATCAAAGTGGGAACGAATGTAAGCCGTCGCGTTGTTCATCTCACTCCATGATCTGCACAAGCTGCGATTCGCTCCCCACCTCCCCGAACTTCCGGCACCATAGCCGCACGGCTGCTAGGTCGTCGTCGGTAAGCCATCCAAGCCCCTTGCACGTCCGCAACTCGGCTAGCGTCTTGCCGTTCATTAGCGCCGTCGCCAAATCAAACACCATCGCTACGGGAATATCGCGCCCTAACGTCTTGTCATCGCGGACAATCGTTTGCTGCGGCCCTAGCATGGCCGGCACGCCTTGGATGATCTTGATGCGGTCGAGTAGTTTCTTGTCGTCGCTCATGAAATACTCTGCAACGTGGTTCTGCTCAAATCGTCCGGCCGCTCCAGCGGCAAGCCGAGTTTCTTTCTGCGGTCGCTGGCGTCATCCAAACCCGGTTGGTCTTGAGGATTGACGTAGCTGCTCATCGGCACGTCGTCTGCCGGCGATTGCGGAGTGCCGGGTGTTTGCTGTCCGCCAGCGCTAACCGCGTGTCCGTTCGTCGCCGCGATACCGTTCGTCTGGGGCTCGTAGCCCGGCAGGTCGAATTCCGGCCGCCCGCCGAAGCGGTCAAAGTGGTCCTCGATATTGCCTTGCTCCTGGTCGTAATCCAGGTCATTGCGGCTACAGAGCGTTTGGGTTGACATCGCGCCCATCGTCACCAGAAGTTGATCGGCCTGCGTGTCCTGCAAGCGGTTCCGCGTGGTGATGCGCGGCAAGCCGACGATGATTTCCGTCAGCTTCAGCGCCTCTTTGGGGAACGGGGCGTTGAGCCGATCGGCGGCAATCTCCAAGGCACGGTACAGAATCGGCAGGTCGGATTCTTTGGCTTCGTTCTGGCCGGTCTCGAACTCCCGCACCGCCGGCCCTTCGGCCACCATCGTGCTCGAATAGTTCGCGTTGCTCGCATCGCCGGAGATCATGAACTCCGGCATATTCACCCGCGCCCCGATGGCTCGCAGTTCAGCTTGCAAGACCTCAACGAACGCCGGGGCGTCAATCGTGTCCTTTAAGCCGCCGATGTCCATATTGGCCCGCTTGTCGATAATCGTGCCGGGTCGGAAGCGTTGAAAGCTTCGCGTCTGGCCCGTTGTGGCGCTTTGGTATTGCACGTCAGCCAGCGACGATTGAAACGCGGCAATCTGGCTGGATGTGGTTCCCGAAGCGTGAGAGCGAATCCAAGCGATTGAGGCTTGGGCCTGCGCGACAAGCCCCATGTTCTTTAAGAGGTTTTCAGCCCGCCGGAGGTTGTAGCGAATCGGGTAGAACGTCGGCACGCCGCGACGGACGTTCGGGAACACGTTCCGCTTGCGATGGTCCACGTCTTTCGGGTCAACCTGGTCGCCGTCGATCCAATAAGCGATAACCGTTTGGGCGTCTTCCAAGTTGACTTCCACGCCCCAAGCGTGAGACGCGACGGCGTGATTCGGCGGGGTTGCCAATTGCCACGGCTCGACGAATCGGACTTCCAAGCCGACGGGCGTATTAAAGAACCGCAACAGACATTCGCCGTCCATGTCCTGTCGGTTTTCAACGGCTCGCTGTGTCTCGCCCCATTTGTTGCGCCGGAGCCATTGGTCGAGATACGTTTGGATGGCCGCGACGATGTTGGGCTGAAGCTGCTGACCACGCCGCACGTTGACTTGATACGTGTGCTGGGCGCCAACGATGTAGTTAGCCCGGTTCTTGAGAATCGTCTTGCACCACGGGTTTTCCTTGCAGAGCGTGCGGGACAGGTTGCGGGCCATCCGCAGCTCTAGCTCGTTGCGGAATCCCAACAATCCCAGAAACGGCTCGCTAGCCCCGTACATCGCACTGGCGATCTGGTCCCACAGTTCGCCATTGTCGCCCCGGTAGGCGTCGTAGGGATCGACCAGCGAATCGAAGTAGTCCAAGCCTTCCAATAGCCGCTTGCGGTCGGGGAACTCCCCTTCCGATTCCAGCATGTTGCGCATGCTGCGGTTGAACTCGTGGTCGCCGAAGAACGGATTAGCGGCTTT